TGTAGCTAACGCAACTAACTTAGTTGTTGTTACTTCTGCTGCTAATAGCTCTGCTTCTGGTACTGTATCTGGCTGGATTGAGTACTTTGTAGCTGACTCTATCTACGGCGAAGAAGCAGTTTAATTAATCTTACGGGTTAGGGTTTTCCCTAACCCACTTAAATCTTTAGGAGATTAATTATGCGTTCAATTTCAGTTAAAGTAACAAGTGCAGGCAATTCCAGTCCTATTGTATTGGATCAATATATAAGTCCATTTAATATAGGTTTTGGTGCCGTAGTTACTGGTACGTGCAACTACACAATTCAACATTCGTTTGATAACCCTTTAGCAGCAGGATATAACGCTGCAACAGCAACATGGTTTCCGCACCCTACAGTGCAAAATGCAACAACAAACCAAGATGGTAACTATGCATTTCCAGTGTTAGCAATTAGATTGGTTAATAATGCTGGCACTACTGGCTCAGTAACCTTAACGGTTATTCAAGCGGGCGTTGCGTAATGCCATATGTAGGTTACTCTGGGGTTGCTAATTCTGCATTAACTCATCCGGGTAATGCAGAAGGTGTATGTGCTCAAACGTATTTTGGTGTCTCTTCTGGAGATATCGGCGAAGGCGTTGCAGGTGCTACAGTAATTTGGAGAGGTACTCCATTTATTGTAGAAGAGGGGTATATTTTAATGCAAACTTCGGATGTTAGCGACCCTCAAGACTACATTCTAGAAGAAAACTACCAAAAAATTAGGTTGGAGAATTATTAATGAGCAACAGTCAAAAAATAACACAAATGCCAACGGCCACTCTGCCGTTAAGCGGTTCTGAGCTAGTACCAATTGTTCAAACTGGTAATAACGTATCTGTTTCTGCATTTAACCTTGCTGCAGCCAGTGGCCTTGCATATCAAGGCTTGTGGAATGCTTCAACCAATAATCCTACACTAACTTCAAGCGTTGGAACACGTGGTTACTATTACATCGTAAGCACAGCTGGCTCTACAAACCTTAATGGTATTACTACATGGAACGTAGGCGACTGGGCAATTTTTAGTAATACTGGTGTATGGCAACGTATCGCTGGTGGCATTGGCACATCTTTATCAATTACTAATGACACTAGCTCAAATACTGCATATAACTTAAGCATGGTAAATGCCACTTCAGGCTATGCTAGTAATTTATTTGTTGACAGCCCGAATTTAACTTTTAATCCTTCTGTTGGTGGTGGCGGTCCTTTTTCTGGAGCATTACATACACCATCACTATATGTTAGCGGGTATTTAATTATTGGCGATACCGGAAGCACAGTATTAAGTGGTTGGGAAGCATATCCAGATGGCTATTTAGTATCTTATAAGTCTAATGTTGGCGCTGGCACTTATGATAGAAGTATGGTCACAAACCCAAGCAACTGGTTGGGTATTGGCGTAAATGGCGGTTTAGAAGAGCCTCCAGTATATGCTCCTTTATATGTACAAAGCACAACTGCTAACCCGCAGTTTATGATTGCAAATGGTACAGACGCTGCAAACGGATTAAACTTCCATGTAGATGGTTCACAAAATGCAACTATTCTTAATTACAACAACGCATCTCTAAGTTTTGGCAATAATAATGCTGTCAAACTTACTATTAATACAAGTGGCGCAATAGGTATAGGAGCTTCTCCTAGTTATGGAACAGCAGGTCAGGTATTAGCATCAAACGGAGCGTCTTCCCCTGCTTATTGGGCAAATGTTGGAAGTCTTCCTTCTTTAAAAGAAATGAAGGCAAATGTTACTTCTATTGATAATGTAAACTGGATTAATGAATTAAACCCTGTTTCTTATAATAAACGTATTCAAGATGACCAAGGAAATTACACTGACGCAGCACAACCAGAAAAAGAATTTGGTTTAATTGCTGAAGAAGTAGAAGCTGTTAATCCTGAAATGTGTTATTACAAAGATGGCAAATTAGCAGGCGTAAATTATTTACAATTAATTGCACCATTGCTTAAAAAAGTTCAAGACCTTGAAGCTCGCCTTGCGGCGGTAGAAGGTAAGTAATGGCAACAAAAAAGAAAACCCCTTCCCTTGCAATTGGTCGTGGTGAAAAGTTGCCTGTATCTAAGGGTGCTGGGCTTACTGCAAAAGGTCGTGCTAAGTATAATGCAGCTACAGGTAGCAATTTAAAAGCTCCACAACCAGAAGGTGGAGCACGGAAGAAATCTTTCTGTGCTCGCATGTCTGGTATGCCAGGCCCAATGAAAGATGCAAATGGCAAACCAACTCGTAAGGCGGCTAGTTTAAAACGTTGGAAGTGTGGTACAAAATGACTTTAGATGACCAAACTAAATCAGAACTAATACAACTTTTAAAAGAAGCAGTATTAGAAGCAGTTGAACACCATCCCCTAACTGACGAAGAAATTCAATGGGTTAGAATGGCAATTAAAGCCGAAGCTGAACGTGCACAATTACGTAAAGCTATTATTGAAAAGTCTTTAACTGGTTTGGTTTGGATGGCTCTTTGTGGAATTGGTGTTTTAATGTGGAGCGGTTTTAAGGACTATATTAAATAATGCCAAGTACATCTAAAAAACAACATAATTTAATGGAAGCTGTCGCACACAATGCAGCGTTTGCCAAAAAAGTTGGTATTCCACAATCAGTTGGTAAAGATTTTTCTAAAGCTGATAAAGGCCGTAAGTTTGGTGTCGGTGGCGGAGTTGGTGTAACTCGTGGTGGTAAGGGTATGATTAACCGCCAAGAAACAAGATTTGGCAGTATTTTAGGGCAAGAAAAGAATGCTCCAAATATTAATCTAAATAAGTTTATTGGTAAGAAAGAGGGTGGTTCCGTGAAGCATGACGATTTAGCAGCAGATAAGAAGCTCATCAAAAAGGCTTTTGGTATGCATGACAAACAAGAACATCCGGGTAAACACACGGATTTATCTAAACTTAAAAAAGGTGGAATGGCTATGAAAAAGATGGCAAAAGGCGGTTCAACAGGTATGGGCCCTAAAACTATGGCTAAAGACGTAGAAAAAGGCTCAAACAAACTTTTAAAATTTGGTGAGTCTGCAGTTCAAAAGCGTGGCCATACTAAAGGCAAAAACCTTGGTGACTCTGGTAAGACTATGGGCATCATGGGCGGTATGAAAAAAGGCGGTAAGGCTACTACGAAGATGTGTGGTGGCGGTATGAAGGGCAAAAAATAATCATGGCCATGGATAAAGACGAAGTAAAGGCTATGAAAGCCAAAGAAGCTAAGACTAGAAAAGAAAAACTAGCCGCTTCTGCTTTGCATGATGCCGCAGTTATGGATAGCATGAGAAGTTCTATGGGTGTACCTACAGCCGCTCAAGCTGCTGCACCTGCTCAGCCTCCAGCATCAATGGACCAAATGGGTAATACAACTGGCATGAAAAAGGGTGGTAAAGTTGGCTCTGCTTCTAAACGTGCTGACGGTATTGCATCTAAGGGTAAAACCCGTGGAAAGATGTGCTAAACATGCCTGATAAGCAACTAGAGTTAAGCCTAGATCGCCCTGATGTAGCCGAAGCCAAAGACAAAGTACGTCAAATGGCAGAAGAGCATCGGGCTAAGGTAGCGGCTGAAAAGGCCTATACCAAACCAGGCATGAATACTAGAGTTGGTGGTGTTGGTGGTGATGGCGCAGCGGCGGATATAAAAATGTTGTTAAATCCAAAAGCTATGAAAAAAGGTGGCACCGCTTCTAGCCGTGCTGATGGCTGTTGCATTCGTGGAAAGACAAGAGCATGATACCTTCTCGTGGTATGGGCGCAATTGCCCCTTCTAAAATGGGTAAGCCAAAAACTAAGGCTCGCCGTGACAATACTGATTTTACCGAATATAAAGAAGGCGGCGAAGTCTGGAATAAACCACGTCCAAAAGGGCTAGGTAAACCAAAAAAAATGTCTGCAGCAAAAAAGTCTAGTGCTAAAGCAATGGCTAAAGCGGCAGGCCGACCATATCCAAATTTAGTGGATAATATGAGAGCGGCAAGGGGTAAGAAGTGAACTGGGCTATCCATTTATGCTTTATAAATGGGGTTGCACTAGGTATTGAAGTAATAGATGATTATGAAGAAGCGTGGGTTTTAATCGTTGATTTACTTATACTGCGTATTGGCGTTGAGATTGAAAGAAAATAAATAATGGCTACTTCCGGTACCACAGCGTTTAATTTAAATATGAATGACCTCGTTGAAGAGGCGTTTGAGCGTTGTGGTTCTCAACTTCGTTCTGGTTATGACTTCCGTACTGCACGCCGTAGTATGAACTTGCTCACCATTGAATGGGCAAATCGTGGTATTAACCTTTGGACAGTTGAGCAAAATCAAATTATTTTAAATACTGGACAAGCTATTTATCCGTTGCCTTTAGATACGATTGATATCATGGATGCGGCAACTCGCCAATACAACGGCCAAAACCAAAATCAACAAGATATCAATATTAACCGCATTAGTGAGTCTACATATTTGTCGATTCCAACTAAAAATGCGTATGGCCGACCAATTCAGTTTTATGTAAACCGTCAATCGGGCAACATTGCTTCTATACCACAAACTACCGTAGCTGCAGGCTACCCAATCGTTTCTACAGATACAACAATTACCTTAACTGATGCTTCTGGATTACCTACCCAGGGGTTTATCAATATCGATAGCGAGACTATCGGGTATCAGAATATTGTTGGCAATCAGATTATTAATGCTTGGCGTGGCCAAAATGGAACTACTGCAGCTAACCATAATGCTGGCGCATCTGTTTATGTAAATAATTTGCCTTGTATTAACGTATGGCCTACCCCTAATGCGCCTGGTAATCAGTACACTTTTGTTTACTATCGTATGCGTCGTTTGCAAGATGCTGGTGATGGTACAACAACTGAGGACATCCCTTTCCGGTTTATTCCTTGCATGGTAGCTGGCCTTGCGTACTATTTGAGTATGAAAATACAGGGTACAGACCCAATGCGTATTGCTGGCCTTAAAGCCGACTATGAACAACAATGGACGCTAGCTTCTGAAGAAGACCGTGAAAAAGCGTCTTTACGAGTTGTGCCACGTAATTTGTTTTACTATAGATAATGCCAACTAAATACGCTTCGGGTAAATGGGCAATTGCGGAGTGCGATAGGTGCGCACAACGCTATAAGCTTCATGAACTAAGAACTGAGATAATTAAGACACACCCATATAAGATAAAAGTTTGTAAACCTTGTTGGGATCCTGACCATCCTCAGTTACAATTAGGCCTATATCCAGTTAATGACCCACAAGCAGTGCATGAGCCAAGACCGGATATAAGTTATTACATGGGTGGGCAAACTGGTTTAAAGACTAATCCATATGATTCAAACGTTAATAACGTAGATGATTTTGGTTATCCAACCGATGGTAGTAGGCAGTTTCAATGGGCTTGGAACCCAGTTGGTGGAGCGAATTATTTTGACCGGGCGTTAACACCAAATAGCTTGATTCCGGTTATAACTATCGGTACAGTAACAGTATCAACAACTTAGGAGTTTATTATGGGATATAGAAGCGCAGCCGACGGAGTCACTAAGACTGGTCGCACAAAAGGTAAAAATTTAGGCGATGATGGCAAAATAATGGGAGTTGAAAAAGGCCCAAAACATGGCCCACAAAAGCTTGGAAAAATGATGAAAGCTATGGGTCGTAACTTAGCTCGTGCTAAAAATCAGGAGTAATCATGGCTACTAACAAAACTGTTAAAGCAACAGGTACCGACCCATATCCATTGGGCCACGCTAAAGAAAACAAACAAGCTAGCGCATATACTGGGTTTGTATATCCAGCCGGTGGCGGTAATGATATTGGTGTTTATAAGCAACCAATGCAAAACCCTAACCCACAAGGCGAAGTGCATAGCCAAGGTAATAGCTTAAATGATCTTGAAATTAGTTTAGGTAATAATACTAAAGGCTATAAGCAAGATAACCCATATGGCGTTAAAGAAATGCGTGGTTACGGTGCAGCAACTAAAGGCCGAAAAATTAGTGGAAAAATGGGCTAATGAATTACGGAACACTCTACAATACTATTCAAGCTTACGCTGAGAATACTGAGCCATTATTTGTGGCTAATATTCCTGTATTTGTTGAGGAAGCCGAAACTCGAATTTATAATGCAGTCAATATACCGTCTTTACGTAAAAATGTACTTGGTTCATTAAGCGCAAATAACCCATATTTGTCTTTACCACCAGATTGGCTAGCTAATTATTCTTTAGCTGTTGTTGATTCGTCTGGAAATTACAAATATTTGTTAAATAAAGACGTTAACTATATTCGTGAAGCTTATCCAAACCAAAGTAATACAGGTTTTCCACAGCACTATTCGGTATTTGGGTCACAATATAGCAGAATTAACGATATGTCTTTGCTTGTAGGCCCAACGCCCGATCAAAGTTATACTGCAGAATTACACTATTTTTACTATCCACCAACTATCGTTCAAGGTCAAATTAATGGGCTTGGGACAATTACTGGCGGATCGCTATATACCAATGGTGTATACCAAAACGTGTCCTTAACCGGAGGATCTGGTGCAAATGCTACAGCGGATATTGTTATCGTTGGCGGAACCATTGTTTCATGCACCCTTACTTTTGGCGGCAATTTTTATGTTGTAGGCGATGTTCTTTCTTGTTCTTCGCTTGGTAATACTGGTGGTGGTTTTTCTATTCCAGTAGTTTCTGTATCCAATGCAACTGGCACTAGCTGGCTTGGTGACAATTACGATCCAGTATTGTTTTATGGCTCAATGCGTGAAGCCATGCTTTTTATGAAACAAGAGCAAGACTTAGTATCTTATTACGAAAACAAATATCAAGAAGCCCTTAAAGAGTTATCTCGTCTTAGCGATGGCATGGAGCGTGGCGATTTCTATAGAGATGGACAACTTAAAATTAACCTTAGCGGAATGGGTGCTTAATGTCTATTGTTCAAGGCGCTACCACCACATTTATGCAAAATTTGCTTAACGGTAATGAAAACTTTACTACCGGTACGTACTATATTGCCTTATATAATGCTAATGCTAATTTAGATCAAACATCTACTGTTTACACTACAGTCAATGAGGTTGTGGGCACAGGGTATACAGCTGGTGGACAAGCTTTAACTATTACAGTTACGCCGACCATAGATAATCAGTACAACACTGCATATATATCGTTTGCAAATGCTGTTTGGAACCCAGCTAACTTTACTGCTAGGGGTGCTTTGGTTTACAATTACACAACAAAAGCAGCATGTTTTGTGTTAAATTTTGGGTCTGATAAGACCTGTAATAGTAGTTTTACAGTGCAGTTCCCAGCAGCGACTAGTACGTCTGCTATTTTATCAATTAGCAGTTATACAAGTGCTAATATCATTAGTTCTGGAGATTAATATGACAACTGAATTTGTAGGATCTGGAGATTATGCTGTAGCTACGCTACAAGCTGGTGCCGCCAAAAACGAAAACGTAACTTCCGATGGTTATTACCATGTAGTTTGCCGTGATAAAGACGGTAATGTTAAATGGGAAGATGGTTTTGAAAACCAAGTAGTTCAAGTTGGCAAACAGCTAGCACTGAACACATTATTGTATACAGCATCAGGATATACCTTAGTTGGTCCATATCTTGGTTTAATTGCTACTTCTACTGGATATAGCCCAACAGACACTATGTCTTCTCATTCTGATTGGACTGAGTTTACTAACTATACAGTTGGCGGTTCTGCTGTTCGTGGCACTGCGGTATTTGCATCTGCTACAGGCAATAACGTAACTACTCCCGGCTCCAATATTGTTACTTCTTCAGCTACTGCAATTACTTACACCATTACTGGTGCTGGCGGTACAGTAACAGGTTGTTTCTTGGTAACAGGCTCAGGTGCTTCTTCTACCCTTAGCTCTACCACAGGTACATTATGGAGTGCTGGTGGAT